GTTTAACAGGATATCACCCAGTCTTTTTAACTCAGTAACAAGGTATAACCCAAGACTTTCCGTATCTGCCGGTAATGGGCCGGGTTCATAATGGGTTACGGATCGTTCTACTCTGTCTACATTAGTAGCCATCAGTTCATCTTAGAACCTCTATTCCCTGCGTTCTTAACGTCAAGGGAATATCCGTCCAATCTCCATGTTTGATCTCCGGTGGATTCAAACTTCACACCGATATATTTTCCTGTAACTCTGACAGGAACTTTTGATTGTGAATCAGGATTAAAGGTATATGGGCCTTTCCATGTAATGCTTTCTTCTGTTGACATCTGTGCGCCTACATAGACGTTCACAGTGTTAGCATCAGAAGATGACATCTTAGGCCAGACAGCCAGAACCTTCTTTACTGTTGACGCATTAGGTTGTCCTGACTCATCCACAGTTATCCCAGTTCTTTCAATGTAGGATGTCATGTTAGTTCCATCCTTCGTATTGCCGGTTTCATGCCGATACATTTTAGTATCAGTTGCAGAGGCCATTACCAGAGATTTACCAGCCGTATTATGGAAAGATGATGCACCCGCTGTATTCCAATTCAATGTATTACTTGTCCATGTAGTTGAATCAGCAGACCATGATGCAGATGATAATGGATCACCTTCAATACCGTATGCAATCATTGATGTTTCTGGAAGATCACGCTCTGTAAATGTTTGATTCGCCCAGTTCCAGACCAGTGCTTTATCACACTGTACATTTGTTAAGTTACTAGCTGATACGTAACAAGCCCACATCTCCGTATTTCCATAATCTGCAACCACAAATGACTTTTCATGTTCATCACCATTCATGTTGCCGAATAAATAATCCCTCATCTTATGGGGAAGGATGGATTCAATCTTCATCCCATCGTTAATGTAGATGTCACCATTACCGAAAACGAAATGCTTATCTCCAAACTCTGCTACACAGTTTGTAGACAGTGCGCCAATCGTCGGGGATAATTGACGAAAAGCAAAGATAAAAGGAGTACCAACATAGGACATCTGGTAGACGGAATCCTCTTTGTAAATCATAAATTTGTCTGTCAGAGGAAGGCCATCCAGTATGGCTCCTTTTGAATCAGCAAGTTCATACTCACCGGCATCAACCGTTGCAGAGGTTTCATCCCAAGAGGATGGAACAGTTTGTATGGCTGCCTCTGTTGACCACTTCACCACATTTGAATACTTAGTTCCAGACTCTGATATGTTAAGGGCGATCAGGAAAGAGCGGAACGCTTTTATAGATTTACATTCAGTAGAGGCGGGCCAGTTAGTCAGGTCTGCCATCCTAGTACCCACGGCGGGTACGCCGGAACTCAATGCCCAGAATTGTGGGTCATCGACACCATTGGTCATAATAAGAACACCAGCCAAGACGGTGGAGACCCAACCTCCTCTGGCTGTAGCACTGTAATCGCCGGATGATCTGGTTATATCAGTCCATGACGATCCGTTATGAACGTATATCTTAGCCGTGCTGCCGACTACCCAGTAAGACGCAGACCCTGCTACTAGATTAGTTATGTAGTAAGGCGCAACAGGACAGGAAGCCATAACTTCCTTATAGCCGGGGGTTTTCTGAATAGCCACATGCTCTGCTCTTATATTATTACCATCTGTCCAGACGTTATTAGGTAGTTGCCAAGCATTGATATCCTTAACAATCCCAATTTGCCCGACTTGATCTATCGGAATTAATGCCATTGACTATCCCCGCGCATTAGAAATAATTTATATTGATAACTACTCTGGATTTTGTATCTGTACAGGTTGATCCTGAATGTAATTTTTGTGAATCAAAACTAACTAACCTGTTAGCAACACTATCTACCTTTGTTCCATCTTTAAATATAGTGTAACCATTATTAGTATTCACATAAAATATAGCTGTAGTTGATTTAAAATCCTTAGATGGGACATCTTTATGATACTCATGTACTATATGCTTATCCTGCTTTGGCATCATATTGCTCTTTACTCTCCATAAAGCCTTAATAGGTAATTTCTTCAATATAGGAAACAACACAGGAAAGTGTTGACTATTAACCGCTTCATAACCAGCCTCTATATCTGGCGTATAAAACGCATGAGTAAACTGAAAATTATCTTCTTTTGGAACTGACTCCTCATCGTCACCATACACTACTAAATTATTAAAGTGCCATGCAAAATTGGCTCCCATCAATAACTTTTCAACTTCGATAAAATCTTCTTCTGATAAAAAATTATCAATAACTTCCACTATTTATACTTCCTAAGTTTTTGTATCATATAAATGTATAGACAACAACAAACCTTAACCCATTGATTGGGAATTCTGCATAGTGTAATCTTTTCTCAAAACATACACCCTTATATTTTTCTGGTGTAATTCTTTTTTCTATTTTTGTTCCTTCAGTATTAAATATACAAGTATCACCATCGCTATCATTTAGATATATTAACAAATGGTTATAAGGAAATTCATGATCTGTATGTATCCCGGACTGACCTTTTAAAGGAAAGGTTAAATTAACATTGCACCTATAAATCTCTTTATATTTAATCTCATTTCTCTCAGCGAATTGATTAAATAAACCAACAAAAAAGGGACCACTCGTTGAGTTAAAAAGTTCCTCTTTCCCCTCTCTTTTTTCTGGCCTCTTTATTACGCAATGAAATAATAATGGAATATTATCACCTTTGGCTACCGTTCCGGGAGACAAATGCCACGGAAAATCTAAATTTTCTTCCGCTAAAACAATGCGATCTAAAAACCGTTTTTGATCTTCCCTTATAAAATTTTTGTCTTCCCTATAAAACATTTATCATCAAGTTATCCATGACTCCGTAGCTTCATCCCAAACCCACGGGACATAATCCACCATCTCTGGTTTTGGAGTTGGAGGTTGCCAGTCGTGGTTTTCGTCTAGCGTCCATGATGGGTAAGGTTGAGAAAAATAAAATATCCCTAGATCATAATTATACTTATGACCTATACTTGGATATAGTTTCTTGGGATTAGTAACTCCGTCTTCATCCATGAAGCCCTCTATCCAATTACTAGGATTTCCTACTTTACCGCTATTTATATAGTCTGGCTCCGCTACAAGAACTCGTAAAACGGTATCAGATTGATCTATTTCTGCAAAATATCTAGCCATATTAACCTATCCTGTATATGTTCCGCTTCCGGTACTTGTGTATTTATGATAATAATAGCCACTGGCGCTTGAAGTCGTACCTCCTGTTCCTCTTGCTCCTCCAGCATAACGTATAATGATTATACCAGAGCCACCAGCCTTGCCAGATATATCGCCACCAGAGTGGTCGCCACCGCCACCTCCTCCCCCGCCGCCAGTGTTGGCCATGCCAGCAACTGAGGATCGACCACTGGCTGAACCGAAGCCACCGCCTTTACCGCCTCCGCCTGTGCCACCCGCACCACCGTCTACATTATTCCCAGTCCAAGCACCTCCGCCACCTCCGCCGCCGTACCAGCCACCATCAGTGCCATCGGAAGCAACATTAGCAGAGGTTGTACCAGCAAGTACAAATCCACTAAATTCATAACCAACGCCACCCGGACCACCTTCCTTACCACTAGAGACAGCAGGTGTGCCACCAGCACCACCACCACCTTGACCCGGATCAGAGCCACCAGATTGACCAGCATTACCGTAAGAGGTTGCCCCAGCAAAATCTGGTTGGTTTGATGCACCTCCCGCATGGGCGGCAACACCACCACCACCACCTGAACCACCGGGTTGTGCATTAGGATGTCCATGACCACCACCGTTTCCGGTCATAGTAATGCCACCACCTTCAGCATTTACATTCCATGTAGTGTTATTTCCATCAGCGCCTACACCACCCCCAGCCCCAATAGTAAGGTCATATTCTACACCGGGTTCTATGGTATAAGTGCCAGCATGTACTACACCACCAGCCCCTCCTCCGCCAGCATAATAACCGTTTGGTCCTCCTCCACCACCGCCAACAACTAATATTTCAACAGTATAGCCGGTTGATGCCCCAGCTGTACCCATAACTGCGGCTTTGTTTGCTCCTAATGGTGGTGTCATAATAGTTTCCTCATGAATTCGTCATACCCTTCCCAGCAACAAAACCGTAGAATTTAGTTCCGCCGTCAAAGGTTGTAAATGTTACAACATCAGTACCAGAAGATGTCATTAAATTATTTGTAGTATCATCACCATCTGACCAGTAAACTTTATTCCCACCGCCATCATGTGCGCCAGCATAAAACG